AGTAATGTTTTGGACTAGGTAGTAGAGGGGTCATTTACGTTTCTTTCTGCTTGCTCTGTTAACTGATGGTTTTTGGGTTCTGCCTTTGGTCGCACTCCCCTTATAGTGAGCCGCGTCGAGTCCATCTCGATTTCCATAGGTTCCAAGTTTCCGATTAAGTTTGTTTGCATTGACACGTAATTTGAGTCCCTTTTTTGTTTTGTTGTACGCTTTTTGTTGAGCTTTGTAATTACCGTTTGCGTACTTAGCTCCTTTGCCTGCCATATAACCTCGTTTTGACTAACTCTGGATCTATTTCTGGTAATACATTTGCCAGCTTATGTAATGGGTTGCCGTCGTATGCAACACCACTAATATCGTTTGTCTTCAGCCAATCACAGGCTGCTTTTAAGTCTTGAGTAGTGGCTTCACCACTTTTAACTCTGTCTAAAAATTCTTGTGTGACTAACTGGTGGAGTTCGTTAAATTGCTCTTCAGTTGCCTTTTTTGCCATTTTTCATAAAAAATGCCCCTCCAGAATCGCCTGTAAGGGGCTTGTAATTTTGTCTGGGTATGTTTGTACCCTTACTTTTTGCCTTTTTTCTTAGGAAATCCAGCTTTCATATTGGCGTAAGCTTTAGGGGTGATTGTACTTTTAGACTTAGGTCTGCTAGTACCAGCTTTCTTACGCTTATTGATATTTGCGTATAAACCTTGTTTTGCCATAGTTAACATTTCCATTTACGTAGAGCTAAAGCCTTTCGTGTAGGCTTGCCATTTTTTTTCATTGGTCCTTTTACACCAGACATACGAGCACAGAATGATTTCTTTCTAGGACCACCTTGTGGTTGTGGTGCTTTAAGGTTTGAGCCAGTTTCTCTGTTGTATTTTTTTCTACCGGCAGCTGTTAATCCACCGGTACGACTTTTATGTTTCCCCATTTTTAGGGAGACATTTTTCTTTGCCATTATTCGATGTCTAAACCTTTTTTGACAATCTGTAGTGCTCTGTCATCTAGCTCGTTATCTGTTGATTCAACTAACTTTTCTAATAAGTCAACAACAAACTTTTTAAATTTATCGCTTTTTAAGGATGTTAAAACCAGTGGTTTTATTAGTGCTAACATTTTCTTTTGGTAATAATGATTGTATAGGGACTATGTCGTGACACATGTGTTCGACACGGCTTCCCGGTCTTAGGGTGAAACCCTTTTGTTGTAGTTCTGCACATTTCAATGCGCGAACAAGTTCGTAGTCCAATCTCATCTTTTCTTCTTGACGTGCAGCTATGTCTTTACATTGCTGATAACCACCCTTATCTAGTGGAACCATAAAGTTAATTTGAAATCCCCAGTTTTCATTTAATGAATAGCTAGAGGGATATAAATCTCTTGTATCTTCATCCGCTGAATACGGATTAGTATGGTTGCCCATATAAAAAGGGCTGAAGGTCATAGTGCTTCCGTTGCACTGTATGGAAGGTCCATACATTTGCCGTGAAGAAGCACCATTGTTCTGGAATTGCACAGCTTGATTGGTGACATTTCCCGTAGCCGCGGCGACAGGATTTGATGAATTATTTGTATCTCCTTCTGCTAGTACTGGGCTTACTGTGAGAAGACAGAGAGCGAAGTAGTAGTGGAGTTTATTGTGTAGTTTCTTGTGGTATCCCATTGTTCTACTAACCCAGCAGATCTTGATGTAGTTTCTAATGTCCAAGGATTAGCAGGAGTAGTAACAGTAAATGTTGTACCACTACCAGCAATATCTGCTGAGGGTGTTATGTTTGTTCCTGACCACGTATTAACAGCAGCTCCAAATACTTGTTTCTGCTCTACCTCAGTTATAGTCTGAGTTGTAGTAGTCGTTGAATTCATACTCCCTGTTGTGAACTGGGGAGTGACAGTATTGGCTCTAGCTATGCTGGGTGATAACAGAGCTAAAAGCAAGATTAGTTTTTTCATGCTTTTGGTTTTTGTTCTTTGTCTTTGTTTTTACTATTACCGTTACCCGTGGACAGCCCGAAAGTTGCAAGTGCTCCCGTAAAAATCGAAGCCACGAACGTGATATCGCCTGCTGTAGCTGACTTTTTGACCATAGGTAGTTCAACATAACTTAATGTAATTATGAAGCCACTCCATATAACAACCCCTAAACGAACGGCTGCACCAAGTACTGCCATCTGTTCTTCATGGTC